CGTCACGAACAGGGATAAAGTAATCTTGGTCAACCGCCATTTGGTTGAATCTCATATCTACGTTTCCGGTTTTACCATCAACAACTTGTTCTCTTTTAAATTTGTTTGCAACACGTTGTACATAAGCTTCAACATCTTTGTCATCCATATTTCCAACGAATACTTTAAATACACGTCTTTCAGGTGCTCTTGCAGTTCTGTAGATTAACATTGCATCTTCAGATAATAATAATTGTTTCCAAATACGTCTTGCTTTTTCTAACATAGAAGTACCGTAAGGAAGTTTTCTATCGTCACCTAATAATCTAAAGTGAGCCATCTCCCAAGAGTTGAACTCCATATTCTTAGCTTTCCATTTAAATCTTAATCCTTTGTTTTCGGCTGGTTCTTCAACATTTGCCGATTTTGCGGCCATACCTCTTTCCAAACGTTCTATTTCAATGTTTGGTAATTGCATACATCCAACAATTCCTTTATCTGAATCTAATTTTAAATACACAAAATTATCACCATATTTACAAGCATTTCTTGTCCACATTGGTAAGTTGGTGTCAACGTCTAAAACGTTATTAAATAAATCGGCTAGTATAGATTTTATTCTTTTTGATTCCGAATAAATTTGTAATATATAACCATTTTCATCAACGGTTGTAGATTCTTCCGCGTATATATCTAACGCTGCGGATATTTCAGGAGTATATTCCATTGATTCATAATCATAGAATGAAGCCAATCTTGTTGGTTCATAATATACGGCTTGGGTGTAAAGATTACTTTCAATCTTTGTCCATTGGTTTGCTAAATAGAAAGTTTGTTGAGCTTGTAATTTCTCTCTTTCGTATTCATCTTTAGAGGTTGTTTTTAATAACTCTTTTTTGTCTAATTTGTATGTTGGGTAGTCTTGATTTAACAACGAGTTTGGCCCGAATGCTTGTGAGAGCCTCTGCCAAACCGTTAAATCTGTATTTTGATTATTTTCCATATTCTAAATTTAAATATATTTTTACGTATATAAATAGTTTACTTTATTCTAATATGTCCCTTTATTACTTATTGTGAGTTAAAACATTATTCGCAAAATACAAGTTACTATTATTAACGTCAACATCATAAACCGTTGTAGGTTCTGTAATTGTAACTAACGATGTAATCTCAAATTCACTATTATCCATATCTAATAACACATCACCAACATTTAATTCAGATGTTGTTCTGATGTACCACACGTCATTTTGTTTAACAACGTGGTTATGAGAATCTGTTGCAATTATTCTACCTTCATTAATATTAATCACAGAATCAAATTCAAACGATGTGAATCCAATAACCGTAGAAGTTGATTCTACATAATTCAATGTATCGCTACTCCAAGAGTACCACTCCTCTGAAGGTTGAGGCATTCCCGCAACATCTATAGATTTAAGAATATCATCAACTTGAATATCTTGAATTAATTTGGTTGAACCATCGGATAATGTAATTATTGTGTCAGCAACTAAACATCCCGCACAAGAAAGACACGCGGTTGTCCAATCAGTTCCGTTCCAATATCTTTTTTGTGCTTCCTCACTAGGTCCAATTAATAAACTGGCGTACCATCCAGCAGGTCTTAGACCGGGTAAACAACTTCCTCCATCATCATTGTTAATTACTGTTGAAGAACACCAGTTAACAAGATTAGTGTCAGAACAAACCCAAGTTAACGCTCCACCTGTACAACCAGCAGGGAATGCTGTTGTTCTATATACTAAAGTAAAAGAATACGGTCCCGTAGCACAACAATCATCTAATGCTATGTCCCAAGAAGCACAAGGTAAACCACTACCACCACATCCTGTATCACCTCCGGTTATCACAATAGAGTTTTCTTGAGCGCAAACATCACGAGAGAGTGGTGCAAAGTCACCATCTCCTACACTAGTATTCACAGTAACACCCGAACAATTAACATATGAGAAATTTGTGGCTCCAATAAACTGGCTTCCAAATGGTGGAGGTCCATTATAATTCACAGTATAACATACACAAAGTACTGCAGGTAATGTTTCAGTTGGTGTTACTGTAGGGGTAGGAGTTAATGTATTTGTTGGTGTAAATGTTGGTGTTGTTGTTGGAGTTGCTGTTGCCGGAATTGATTTTGTTGGCGTAAATGTTGGTGTTGTTGTTGGAGTTGCTGTTGCCGGAATTGATTTTGTTGGCGTAAATGTTGGTGTTACTGTTGGTGTTACTGTTGCCTGAATTGAACTTGTTGGCGTTATTGTTGGTGTTGCCTGAATTGAACTTGTTGGTGTAAATGTTGGCGTTATTGTTGGTGTTGCCTGAATTGAACTTGTTGGCGTTATTGTTTGAGTTGGAGTTATTGTTGGTGTTGCCGGAATTGAACTTGTTGGTGTATTTGTAGGTGTAAAAGTTGGTGTTAATGTTGGAGTTAATGTTGGTGTTAAAGTCGGGGTATTTGTAGGTGTTTCTGTTGGAGTTATTGTTATTGTTGGCGTTATTGTTGGCGTTAATGTTGGCGTTAATGTTGGTGTTAATGTTGGTGATGGTGATGGAGGTATACAAGGATAAGTACTTATACAATTAAGACAACTAGTTTCTGTTGTAAAACTTATGATGTTATATTGGGAGTCAAATAATGGTCCACTTACTGCCGTAACACATCCATTAAATCCGTCAGTATCAATATAATATACATTACCTAATGTAATTGGTGTTACAAAACCACCAACTTTATAGGTATTAAATGGGGTGCAACAATCTTGGAAATATTCAATTGTTGGAGGTAAAGGTGATGGAGTTACTGTTACTGTTGGTGTTACGGTGGCCGTATTAGTTGGTGTCAAAGTATTTGTTGGTGTTACGGTAACTGTATTAGTAGGTGTTAAAGTATTTGTTGGGGTTAATGTTGGTGTTTCCGTATTTGTTGGCGTTATTGTTTGAGTTGGAGTTATTGTTGGTGTCAAGGTTTGTGTTGCCGTATTTGTTGGAGTACTTGTTGCACCTAATGTTGGTGTAACAGTCGGTGTCAACGTATTAGTTGGTGTTAGAGTATTTGTAGGCGTAAAAGTTGGTGTTAAAGTATTTGTTGGGGTTTGTGTCGGTGTTTTACTTGGTGTTGGTAACGGAGGTGCCGGATTGGTTATTGTACAAGTAACCTCTGTTTCAGGAATGTATATGTTATACGTTCCGAAACAATAATCCGTGCTATAATCATATGGTAATGTAACTAAACCTATGTTAATTGTTCCACCTGTTGATGGGTAATAGGTTACGTCTCCGGTGTATCCGGAGTAATTGTTTGTCGATATTGTAAATACGTATTTCATAAGTTATGTAAATAATCCTCCATCATATATTGTCCAACCATATCCACCACTAAAGGTTGAACCTGTAAGGATTGCTTTTCCAGCAGAACCTGCTGACGTGTATTTGGCAGAACCAAAGGTTATTGTTCTATTTATTTGAGGATTTTTGGTTGACCATCCATTATAAATATCATCCAAATTTGAGGTAAAAAATGTTGTATCTGTTTTTGTTTGCATAAATAGATAAAAATCTGTCACACCTGAAATATTCCAATTTCCAATATTTTGTTTAAAATATGAATTATTATAAAACATATAACTCATACTAATAACTTTAGAAACGTTCCAATTTCCAATAGGTTGATTAAACTTTGATTGATAAAACATTTGTGACATATAAGTCACTTTTGAAACATTCCATCCAGATAATGGTTGGTCAAATTTTGAATTTTGAAACATATTGCTCATCTGAGTAACACCTGATACGTTCCAATTTCCTATTGGTTGGTTAAAGGATGAAGTTGCAAACATAGCATTCATATGGGTAACCTTTGAAACATCCCAATTTCCTATAGGTTGGTTAAACGATGAATTTGAAAACATATAGGTCATATCGGTAACATTTGAAACATTCCAACCGGATAACGGTTGGTCAAATTGAGTATTATTAAACATATAACCTAAATTGGTCACACCTGAAATATTCCAATTCCCAATAGGTTGATTAAACTTTGATTGATAAAACATACCTCTTATACTGTTAACATTAGAAACATTCCAACCGGATAATGGTTGGTTAAATATAGTATTACTAGCAAATACCCAATCCATATTGGTAACATTTGATACATTCCAAACACCTATTGATTGATTAAAATTACTTGCATAAAATAAATATGACATATTTGTAACATTGGATACGTCCCATCCTGTAATATCTTGAGTGAAAACTTTATTATATTGGAACATTGAGGATATATTGGTAACACCTGACATATTCCAACTTCCAATAGGTTGATTAAATGCCGCTG